GAGACCGCCGATATCACCAAGGAAAGGCTCCTCTATCAACTGGAATGTTTGCTGGAATCAACAGTATTTGACTTCATCAAGTTCAATCTCGACAATGAAGAGTCTTATTATGACGAAGACCTTGATCGACAGGTAGTTAAAATCAAACCCCGCCTTACCCTGGTAGATCCCAACACCCTCACCCCGCAACAGAAGAGGGCTGTCAAAAGCATGAAGGTTGACAAAGAGGGAAACATTGAGGTCACCCTGCATGACATGAACTGGGTTTCCGATCGCATTGCCAAGCTGCTGGGTCATGAGGCGCCCAGGAAAGTGGACCACACCTCCGATGGCGAAAGATTGAAAGGCCCGGAGACCATCTTTATCATTCCCGCGAATGGAACAGAAGCAAAGGAGGATTGAGCCCCAGGAAGGATTCCAATACCAGTTCTTGTCCTCCACTGCTGACATCGTAATTGGAGGAGGAGCAGCTGGCGCCGGGAAAACTTACGCCTTGCTTGTGGATCCCATTCGGCATGTTAAAAACAATCCTGACTTTGGTGGGGTGGTGTTCCGGAGGACTTATCCTCAAATCAAGGCTGAAGGTGGCTTATGGGACACTTCCATGGATTTATACCCTCATGCCGGCGGGAAACCCAGTGAATCCAATCTTGAGTGGCGGTTCAAGTCCAAGGCAAAGATGAAGTTCTCACACCTGGAGTATGATAAAAACGTGCTCGATTGGCAAGGATCACAAATCCCGTTTATTGGCTTTGATGAGCTTACCCACTTCAGTGAGTATGCTTTCTTCTATCTCCTCTCCCGGAACAGGACAATGTGCAAAGTGAAGCCGTATGTCCGGGCCACATGCAACCCGGATCCTGACAGCTGGGTGGCTAACTTCATATCCTTGTGGATTGAGCAGGACCACAATGATCCCAGATATGGATTCCCTATACCCGAGAGGGCCGGAAAGATTCGGTTCTTCATGAAGGATTCCGATGAGTATGTTTGGGGCGACACAAAGCAGGAAGTTCTGAACCAGGTAGACCACCTGATCAGGCCCCTGCAGGAAGCAGATCCCACAATAGATCCGAAGGACCTGGTTAAGTCTGTCACATTTATTCCCGGGACAATCTATGGGAACAAGGAACTACTCCGTGCGGATCCAGGGTACTTGGGCAACCTATTGGCCCAGGATGAATCATTGCAAGCCCAGCTGCTCCATGGAAACTGGAAGGTTCGGGTGGATGGCACTGATCTAATCAATGTCCACAAGTTGAAAGACACATTCAGTAATTCAACAGTTCCCACCGGACATAAGTACCTTACTGCTGATATCGCCCTGAAGGGATCTGACCTCCTGGTGATCTTTGTTTGGAACGGTTTCAGGCTAATTGCATGTAAAACTATGCCGAAGTCCAAAGGTCCTGAGGTGATCGACGCAATCAAGGAAATGGCTTCTGAGTACAGTGTCCCCCAGGGAAACATTACCTACGACCATGATGGTGTGGGCGGCTTCATAGAAGGCTACATTGAGAATGCCAACCCCTTCAATAACAACCGGAGGGCTGCTATGCAGGAGAACTACAAGAACCTGAAGACTCAGTGTTACTACAAGCTCGGCGACCGGATCAATCGCATGGGTTATTACATCGACCCTGCAGTCGCCAAGATGAAGATCGGGACCAAAACACTGGAACAACACCTCATGGAAGAGCGCCGGGCCATCAAGCGAGATAAGATTGACGAGGACGGGAAGCTCTGTATAATACCCAAGGAAGAGATGAAAGTGATCATTGGTCATTCCCCCGACTTCATGGATGCCATGATGATGCGGGAATTCTTTGAATTCATTGAGCCAGACGAGGAATCTGCTCCATTAAGCCGTGCAGTACTGGGACTTTAATAGAAATGCTGTCAGAATATATTTTAAAACAAACACTCCATGCCTTCATTCAAGGAAGTATTTTCAAAGCACGCAGCGGAACCCAGGAAGCTTATTGACGCCCTCTGTGTAGACACCATCGAAACCAGAGAGCAAGCGGCATACCTCGATGAATACAAAGGAGGCAGGACCAGAAGGCTAAAATCAGTCCAGGTTGCCCGGAAAGCAAAGACGATTGAGATCACCAATGAGAAAGGAAAAAAGACTGGAAGCAAGACTGTCCATCCCGCTCAGCTGATATTTGGATTCCCTCAAAAGATTGTGCGTATTGCAGTTCATTTCCTTTTCGGAGGCAAGATGAGTGTTTCAGCCGAGGACCGGCATGATGGATTCATTGAGTTTGTCAGGGTATGGACCAAGGTGCTGAAAATGCAGACAGCCTTAAAACGCCTGGCCCGGGTATGCAAGATCGAAACCAAAGCCGCCATTGTTTTCTACCCCCAACCGATCAAAGATGAAGAGGATCCCAAAACCAATAAAGAGCTGAAGCTTCGTTGCCTGGTGCTATCCAGTGAGAATGGGGAGTTTTTCCCACACTTTGATGACTATGGTGACATGGATGCCTTTATCCGGAAGTACACTGTGAAAAACATCGATGGCAAGGATATCACCAAGGCTATCATTTACACAGCAGACATGATCCATACACTGGAGAATGATGGTGGATGGCAGTATAAAAAAGGTGATCGCAACCTCTTCGGTAAGATTCCGGTGGTTTATGTTGAGCAGGGTGAGCCTGAGTGGGAAGCAATAGTCTCTCTCATCGATGCGTTTGAAGTGCGGATCTCCCGCCTGGCTGATACCAATGACTACTTTGCTGAGCCCCTACTGAAACTTTACGGAGATGTCACAAAAGCTCCTGGCAAAGATGAAGTTGGCAAGATGATCCAGTTCAAGATGGTGAAAGATATGGATGGAAAACCCTCCCATGGTGATGCCGACTATGCCACCTGGGACCACACCCCTGAATCCGTCAAGCTGGAGCTGGATGAGACCAAGGAAGGAATTTATTCCATGTCCTCCACTCCGGACCTCTCTTTTGATAACCTCAAAGGCCTTGGTGTGAAATCTGCCAAAGCCCTGCAGTTCATGTTTATGGATGCCATGATGAAGAGGGAGGAGAATGGAGAAGTGTTCTATGACGCCCTGAACCGGTGTATCTCTGTCGTGGTGGCCGGGATAGTTGGATATACCAACACCAAACTTAACGGTCAGCTGAATGCTGACGATATCCAAATTGGTTTCACTGATCAGCTGCCAGATGACATGGAGGACTATATCAATTCCCTGGTAACAGCGACCGGCGGCAAGCCTATCCTGAGCCAGGAGACAGCAGCTGGCCTTAATCCCCTCGTTTCAGATGCCGCCCAAGAGGTTGAGCGTCTGAAAGGAGAAGTAGTTGTAAACGAACCATTTGATATGTAACCATGAATAAAAAAGAAACTTTAGTGGCCTTCCTGGAAGCCTGGGCCAACCAGGATTATGAAAAGATGTACGAACTGTCCCAGAAGACCTGGCAGGATGGCAATGACGCTAAGAAAATGGAGCTTCTCTATGAGCCGGTGAAGCTGAAGGAGTTCAACATCTTCTCAGAGACTTATGTTTCCAATTCTTCCATGAAGTACAATGTGGATCTCACCCTGGAGAATGGCGCCAAGGTCATCGCTATTGCTAATGTGATCTGTGAGGTCGCTCCTGGAACACCTGCTGCCTATGGAGACTGGGGCGTGAATCCTGTCTCAGTACAGAAGGTGGTAGCCAATATCCCTGCAAAGAAGAAGGGTAAATCCAATGCCAAGAAGTAAATGTACTTCAAGATAAATATTCTGTATGCATTTGCAATCTGGATCTGTATTGGTTTGGTGTGGGCTGGGCTCAAATATGGAGAGCCTCTTGTTGTGTTAAATGCAATACTGGGCATCGCTATAATCAAGCTTCTCCCCGAAACAGAAGAATAACATGCCAAGGGATAGATGGGATCCGCGAGAGTGGGAAAAGCGACTCATGCGAATGATCATGGCCCAGGAAGCTGGGGTCCATCAGATCTTCAATGAGTTTATCACAGCCTCCTCTCCTTCCCTGTCCAAGTACAAAGCCACTACCATCGGTGCCCTCTGGCATCACAACAAATCCATTGAGAGAGTACTGGACCAGCACCTGCAGACCCTCCATCTGCAGCTCTCCCATTATCTAAAATCCCAATCCAACCTTGCCTGGGATCTATCTTCCAGGAAAACCGATATCCTGGTGGCTAATTACATCCATGGCATGGATATTTCTGATGTAGCCAGGCAGGGACTGTTTGATCGTAATGCCAGGGCATTGGAAGCCTTCCAAAAGCGTAGAGTAGGCAAGCTGGATCACTCTGCCCGAGTGTGGAAGATCTGCGACCAGGCAAAAGAGAATGTGGAGTACTACCTGCAGAGTGGAGTGGGTTCCGGCAGGAGTGCAGCACAAATCTCCCGGGATATCAGAGGAATGCTCAAAGATCCCAATAAGCTGTTCCGGAGGGTCCGGGATCCCGAGACTGGCAAGCTCAAGCCCTCCCGGCCAATGGGAAGCTATCACCCTGGCCAGGGGGTGTATCGATCCTCATACCAGAATGCTCTCCGGATGACCCGCACAGAGACCAATATGGCATACCGGTTCGCTGATCAGGAGCGGTGGAAGAAGATGGATTTCGTTATCGGGTATGAGGTAAAGCTGTCTGGATCCCACCCGGTGTTCGATATCTGTGACTCGATGGTAGGGAAATATCCCAAAACCTTTGTGTTTGGAGGCTGGCACCCGAATTGCTACTGCTACACAGTTCCTATCCTGGCCACCCAGGACCAGTTTGCTGAGTACCTGAAGTCCGGGAAGAAGCTCCCGGGGCAGATCCGTACGATGCCCGGGAAAGCTAGTCAGTATATCCGGAACAACACCGACAGGATAAAAGGATGGACCACACAACCATACTGGGTCCGGGATAACTTTACCCTGAAGGATGGGAAGTTTGTTCCTCAAAGGGGGTTGCGAATGATCCCGCCTGGTGTGCTCAAGCCTCCGGTTACGAAACCGAAGGTCACTCCTACCCCAATACCCAAATCGACACCCGCTCCGGAGCCTGTAGTTATTCCAGATGTATCGGAGGCCTTCGAGAGCATTGGCAGGAGCGTGAAGGAGTCTGCAATGCGGGCTCTGGCTGCTATCAATAAGGTCCATGGTGATGGGAAGCTCCCAAAGATCCCGGTAAAAGGCCGAAAAAACTTGGCTCCCCTGGCGCAATACGAGCATAAACAGAACCTGATCACTGGTGAGCATTTTCCTTCCGGCATCACACTCCGGAATGTTGGTCCCTGGCAGGAGATGTCTATGCTTCATGAGACCGGTCACTTCCTCGATCATGCAGGTATTGGAGGTCCCTCTGATTTTGACACCCTGAAAGGAACCCTGACAAAGAGTCTGATGGCCTCAATAAAGAAATCTAAGGCAGTCAAGGAGCTTCAGAAGATGCTATCCACTGGTATCCGGATGGCAGACGGGAAGGAAGTCAGGCTGATGTACTACCAGATGCAGCATGTCAAGTATCTGCTTTCTGAAGAGGAGATATTCGCCCGGGCGTACTCACAGTACATTGCCGTGAAGTCCAAGGATCCCAAATTACTAAGCCAGCTGCCGACCATGCGAAGCGCCACCATTTTCCCTTCACAGTGGCAAGATGAAGATTTTGTACCTTTGGTAAAGGAATTCGATAAACTATTCAAACAGCTGGGATGGCTGAGATAGACGACAAGATCAGGGATCTACATGATAAGTTCTACCGCGGTAAGACCACCGATGAGGAGAACCAGGAGCTGTTCCAGCATTTCAAAGACCAGGTATGCCCTCCCGGGCATTACAATGAGGATATCATTAAAGAATTCCTGATCACCTCCCACCCGGACTATGGAAAGCCCGATAAAGACGGCAACATCAGCATAGTCTAACCCCCAAACACACTCCCTTCGGCGCTTATATTTTAAGAAGAAAGCGCTTATGAAGGAAAAACTTTTAGCTGCCCTGAAATCCAAATACCCTGGGGTTCAGGAAGCCATTTTAGACAGAATCGCAACAAGTAAAGCCGGGTCTGTCACTGATGAAGACCAGGTTCAATCCGTCGCAGACGGGGTGAACGTGCAGGATATCATCAACTCGGAGTCAGATTATCGCGCCTCTCAGGAAAGCAAATCCGCTTCCAAAAAAGCCGTTTCCGACTATGAGAAGAAGCACAAGCTGAAAGACGGTAAGTCTATCGAAGATCCCAAGGATCCAAATCCAAAACCAGGTGATGGGGATGGAGATGGTGAGAAACCGCCCGCCTGGGCCGAAAAACTCATGAAGGACAATGAGGAGCTTCGAAATGAAGTAGCACAATCCAAGAAAGACAGGGAGTCATCCGAGAAACTCTCCAAGGCTGCAGAACTTATGCAGTCCTCCAACAAAATCCCCGAAACCCTTAAAGTCGGTGATAAAACCGTCAAGGTCCGTGAGAAATGGCTGAAGCGTATCAATCCGAACGACGAGGACAATTCTATTGAGGATCAGGTGAAGGAGTTGGAGGATGAATATGGGATCTATAACCAGAACTCTGTGAATTCATCAGTTGATGGTGGAGGCGAAGAACCTGGTTCAAACATCTCAGGAGAGGACATGGATGGTTATCTGGACGACAAATTCGGAGGCGCGGAAGGAGAAAAATAACCTCAAAAATCTGATTTGTCATGTATGTAAAAACATCAACCGATACGGAAAGGTCCTACGCCGTTGAACTCGTGCTGGAGGACATTCCTGGTGGTGGAACAATCGATCCGGCGGACTTCCCGTCGACGTCCACCTCCCTTTTAGAGGGTGCTCTCGTTGGCAAAGACTCAAGCGGTCTCTACCATTTGGTAAAGACAGCAGAAGTTCACGCCGATGTAGCTGTAGATGCCACCTCGATCCAGGTCAAAAAAGGTCATGAATTCAAAGTCGGAGACTTTGTGACTGACACTGGAAAAACCCTTGCGGCTGAGGCAATCACCGCTATCGACACCTCGAATGAGGCTTACGATGCCTTGACTATTAATGCTGCTATCGGAGCACTCTCCGACGGTGACTTGATTGTCCTGGCTAATGCTCAGGCTGCTGCAGGAAGTGCTGCTTTCAAGTACACTCCTGTTGCCGTAACCCGCAACTCTGTGGATCTGACCAACGACAACCTCGGTAGTGGTTTGGTTAACCGCGGTAGGGTACGTGAGGCTCTGATGCCTTATAAGGTAGACACAGCCCTGAAGGCTCTTCTTCCATTAATCAATTTCGTGTAACCCCTTAAAAATCTGAAAAATGGAACGTACGCTTTTAAAAGAGGTGACGCCGAAAAGGCTTGAAGCATATATCAACCGCGCCCGTGAGGCATGGCTGAAAAGGCTGTTCTGGACCACATTCTTTGGTCTGAAGTTTACCACCCAGTTAACCTGGGCCTCTCTCTCAGGATCCGGAGGATCCCCCGTTATGGCCGACGTTGTCGAGTACAACGGAACCGTGCCCATCAAAGACCGTAGGGTAATCACCAAGCAATCCGGTGACATCCCCAAGATCGGTATGAAGAGGATCATGGATGAGAAGGATTATAACGATTATCTCACCATGAAAGCCAGGGCCATGGCTGATAAAAACATGTCTGCATTGATGGATCTTGTATTCGATGATGTGGATGCTGTATATGTCGGTGGACTGGCCAGGACCGAGCACTTGTGTCTCCAGGCACTATCAACCGGAAGAGTTTCCCTGTCCGAAACCAATAACATCGGAATTGTGACCAAGGCTGATGTTGACTTCGGGGTACCGACAGCGAATAAATCCGGGGTGTCTGTGAACTGGAGCGAGGCAGCTACTGCCAAACCTCTTGCGAATATCGAAGCCAAGGTTAAAGCTGCCAGGAAGAAAGGTTATAAGATTATCCAGATCGTAATGGATGATACAACCTTCGATCAACTGGTAGCGACCGATGAAGCGAAGAGCACCTTTGCTGCATTCCGTGGTGTGACCAGTCAGACAATGCAGTTCCTGCAGCTGAAAGAGATCAACGCCTTCCTGAATGCTCACAGACTTCCTCCTATCAAGATTGTGGATTCCACCGTAAGGTTTGAGAATGCCAATCATGTGAAAACTGAGGTGACTCCCTGGGAAGCTGGCCGGGTTGCATTCCTTTGTGAACAAAAGGTAGGTAAGGTGATGCATGGTCCTATTGCTGCTGAAGAGGCCACCAGCTTGAGAAAGAAGGTGATTTCTTACAAAAAGGATCACATCTATATCTCCAAGTTCAGCATGGATGAGCCTTTCGAGGAGGTAACCAAGTCTCAGGCCAACGCTATGCCGGTATTCAATGATGTGGACTCTCTGTTCCTCATGAGAACCGATAACGCCACCTGGTCATAGGCTAAGCATGACGATCAAAGAGGCCATACAGTCCTTCCCCGGACTTTCAGATATTGATGACAACTTCATCAGTAAGGTTTTAGTCGACCGGTCCATCGAAAGTGATGGATCGGCTGACTATTCCCTATCCCTGAAACCCACCGTTGATCTCTGTGCTGCTGATTGCTATGTGTTCATTGTGAATGACCCTGATTTTTCCGAAGGGAAATACTCCCAGAAGATGAGCCGGGGCTCCATGGTGGAGGCTGCAGCCAAGTTGTACAGAGCTAACGGTGAGTCTGAGAAGGCCGATGACCTTGAGATCACAGGCACTTCAAAATCAAACTGGTGGTAAGGTATCCCCATACAGCTACGGTGTCCGCTAACGGAACCACCATGGTAAATGGGGAATACGGTTCGAGTAACCCTACCGAAACCGCTATAAAAGGTCGCCTGGAAATCTCCTCAGGAACCAAAAGGGTCAAGGATCCCAATGGAAACTTCATAGAGATTTCAGGCACGTTCTTTACCAAAGCTGCAGAGATAGCAGGCGCTGAGAAGCTCGTCGTCAATGGCAGGACCTTCAAGATCCTGCAGTGGGTCCCCTATCAGACTTACTCGGAGATATGGCTGGATTAACCCCCATGTTTTCCGGAAAAGACCTGGAAAGGTGGGCCGATAGGTTCGTTGATCAGGCTGAGGATAAGATGCTGGAAACCCTGAAATACACTGGTGAGCACTTTGTGACGCTGGCCAGAGATGCAGGAGGATATCATGATCAAACCGGAAACCTCCGGTCCTCCATTGGTTATGTGGTTGTGAAAGATGGGGTCATCAAGGCTTCGGACTTTAAACCCACTGACAAAGGAACAGAGGACGGTACCTCCGGCCTGGTAGCCGCAAGGCGCCTGGCACAGAAGCTTGCCCTGACTCATAACAAAGGATTTGTCCTGATCGGCATGGCCGGGATGGATTACGCCATTGTTGTGGAGCAGGAATATGGTAAGGATGTGATCGCAGGATCACAAAAGGAGGCTGAAAAAATGTTGAGACAGTTAGTTAAGAAAATCAATGGCTGACGGATTCGATAGCGAAGAGATCATCTATGAAATGATAAAGGGCTGTGGGGTACCGGTCATCAAAGGTCCATCTCCCACCAATCAGTCTGGCAATCATGTTGTGGTGAGATCCATCGTCTGTAATGAACTCGAAGTGGTCAATGATTCCCAGGTAGCTGTCAACATTTATGTTGAAAAGCCTGACAATGGCACCGTCAATCGCTCAGCTATCAAGACTCTGCGATCCACGATTGAAGGCCTGGTAAGAAATGCTTCTGACCCATCTGGGTATTACTGTGTAATCGACAAGAAATTCTCACAGCCGTTGGAGACGACAAAGGGAGGGTTCGATTGCCATTCAATAAGATATGAAATAACACTAAATCAATAAGATATGTCAAAAGCTATAGGTATATCCAAAGTCGAATACGGCACGGTAGGTGATGGTGTTCCTGCGATTGCTTTCACTGAAATCGCGGAAGCTTTTGTGGAGGAGTCTGTTGTTTTTGGGTTCGGTGAGCCCTCAGACACCAAAATTCCCCAGGAAACCAAAGATACAGCGTATCATACAATCACGACCAAAGAGGATCCTGATTACATTGAGTTTAAACTTCTGACGCCAGCTGCTGCAACTCTGGTTACCCTGATGGGTGGATCAGCAACTGGAGAGAAGTGGGAAGAACCTCCCGCAATTCCCGAGATCAACCTAACAATAAAGATCACAACCAAAACCGTTGGTGGTTATTACTACGAGTATACCATCGTAAACGGCAAGGTTGTGGGTCGTTTGGACGGGGCTCCCAGTAAGAAGAAGGCCGAAACTGTCAACATCCGGGTATATAAGGAGGCTGCTATCACAGCCGCAGGTGCCGAGAACACCCCATTTACCCGGGAAAGAGTTGCTGCATAACCCCTGATTATTTACCATAGTCACTGATTAATTATGAACGGGCTCAGTCTACACAGGCTGAGCCCTTTTATATTTTAAGAGAAAATGGTTGACGAGTTTCAGAAGCTACTGGAATTACAAGCCGATTCGATTGCAGATATCCCCCTGCGCATCCCCTTTGAAATCCACGATTCATCAATGTTACCGGAGAATTTCCCGGCAAAAAAAGAGACAAGGGAGGAGCGGGAAATCCTTACTTCTGAGATCGTGATAGAGCCCCAAAAAGTGGGCAGCTTTTTCAGGATGTATCACCTGATTTCGAAGATCGATAAGGAGGATCTGGAGAAGATTTCCGTGAGCCAGGAGAGAGATTTTGATGAGTCTGCCCCGGAGATCATTGCCAAGTACGGACCGGTGATCATTGAGATCATCTGTGTAGGAATCCACAACAAGAAAGGAGAATACCCGAAGTACATGCCTGAATTCATCAGGGAAAACTGTACATGGAAGGATCTCCACTTTTTTCTGAATGCGATCCTGTTCCGGATTGGCACACTGTCTTTCATAAACTCTACCACTGCTCTGATGAGGGTGGGCCCGGGAGCAGAGGAGATGATAGCCCTGCAGAAGAATCTGGACAGCTGGATGAGAAACTGATCAACCCATACTCGATCCTTGAAATAGCCAATAAGGCGTTTGGTTTTTCTCCTCACTACACACTGTGGGGTCTGAGCTACCAAACACTGAACTCAATGATGATCGAGGCAGGATACCGAAGTGAGAAAAAGAATACAGGGAAAGATGAGGATGGTGAATATGAGGAGATTGAGTGGGAAAACTTCGAAGGAAAGATTGAGAAAATAAAGAAGTACAAGGACCCAAGCGTAATCTGATATGCCTATACCAGGAGGAAGTAACGATCTATATTTTGCCAGCGGGATTGATAACTCCGGCCTTCAACGGGGTGCTACCCAGGCTGTCGGGATCATCAGAGGGATGGCTTCCCAGATCTCCAAGCAAGATGTGTTTGCAGGCCTGGCCATTGGAGCCACCATTGCTTTCAGTAAAGCCTCATCTGAACTGAAGGATTTCTCTGAGCAATTTGAGCACTCCATGAAGGAGGTACAGACCATTTCCCAGGCTGTACAAGATGATTTCAATGGATATTCCCAGGCTATTGTGGATATGTCCACAACGGTCCCCCAGACAGCCAATGAGCTTGCCAAGGCCTATTATCAGATAGTATCTGCCGGTTATGATGGAGCTGAAGGCCTCGACCTGTTGAGAACAGCCGCCGAAGGCGCTGTAGGAGGTGTTTCTGATGTTACTACGGTTGCTGACGGTGTTACCACTGTCCTGAATGCATGGAAGCTCTCCGCTGCCCAGTCTGCTGAGGTTTCAGATGTCTTTTTCAACACTGTAGAGAGAGGTAAAACTAATATCGGGCAGCTGGCCTCGAATATTGCCCAGGTAGCCCCTCTCGCGGCCGCATATGGAGTTTCGTTCAGACATATAGCTTCAGCTACCGCCACCCTTACAAAACAGGGTACGACGACTTCTATGGCCATGACACAGCTCCGCCAGGCGCTTATTGCTGTTAATGAAGAGCTGGGCCAGGGATGGAGTGAATCCATGACCCTGCAGGACGCTTTCCAGGAAATTGCCAACCGAGCGGAGGAATCCGGGAAAGATGTCAAAGACTTTACCGGCAGGGTCGAGGGTGCAATGGCTATCCTGGGGATGACCGGTGAGAATGCCAGGGGTGCCGCCGAGGACCTTGAGTCTTATGCAGAAGCAGCTGGGGCAGCTGGATCTGCCTTTGATGTTATGATGGAAGACTCCATCAATCAGTCCCAGACGCTGAAAAACAACCTGATGGCCGCTTTAAAGCCCCTGGGTGACTTCTTCGCTGGCAAATCAACTGAGTTCGCCAAGACCATCAATGAAGCGTTTGCCTCCGGAGACATAGAAAAGTTTGCCAAGTACCTGGCTATTGCTACCACAGCCATGGTAGCTTATAATGTCAGCACCAAAGCTGCTACTGTCTCCAAGATGCAGTTCCTGAGGGCTGTTGTCAGGTCCAAAAGGGCTATGCAGGCCTTCAATATTGCAGCCAAAGCAAATCCTATTGGTCTTATTGTGTCTGGACTAGCTGCAGCCACGGCCGCATTTATCGCTTTCCGTCAGCGTACCGCAGAGGCCTCCAAGGAATATAAGCAGTTCATGGAGGACAAAGGCAGAGCAGTGAGCGAAATGGATGCTTTGTTTGGAATCCTGGAAAAGGTGTCCAAAGGATCTGAGGCATACAGTGAGGCACTGAAGGCGATTAATGAGAAGTATGGCGATTACCTACCCAACCTGCTGACTGAAAAGAGCACCCTTGAGGATATCAAAACCGCTCATGAGGAGGCCCAGAGAGCCATGGAGGAAAGGCTTACGTCTGCCGCTAAGAGCACAGCCCTTTCTGATGCCACCAATGAGTTTATTAACACCCGGGCCGGGATAAAAGGTAAGCTCTTGGATGATCTCTCGAAGAGTCTTGGCGAAGAGGCAGCTGCTATTGCTGTGGGCAGCTTCGATGAGCTTACAGGAAAGATTCATGAGCTGTACACCATCTATGACAAGCTGATGAAGGAGGGCAGGACCTCTGACGCCGGCAGGATCTGGAAGATGATGCAGACAGAGGTGAGAAGCTTTGTTAACACCTTCACCGAAGGAGAAGATTATAACCTGGTATGGAACCTAGCTCAAAGACTTCATATCGAAGAGGGTAACCTGGAGCAGAAGCAGAAGGAGATCGAAGCTATTTACTCCGGATTTTTGAAGAGTGTTTCCGAGAGCACTGTGGAGGGTAGTGAATCTGGATCAGGTACTCCAGGAAAGACCGGATTCCAGATTCTGGACCTGCAGTCCCTGGAAGACCAACTCCAAGCCGCTGAGCAAGCTTTCAATGAGCTTGACAAGCTCCGGAAAGCAGGCCTGGAAGGTGAGAGTGGTGATCAGTACAAGGTGTTTACCCAGTACGGGAATAACTTCGATCAGTACCTGGCCTTTATGAAGGACAAGTATCAGGACTTTGGCGAGCAGCTGAAGGTAATAAACCTGGCTATTTCCGAAGGGATCCTTGAAGGCATTGCCCTTGCAGAAGAAGGCCGCATAAAGCTTGCTGAGGACACCAAAGAAGATTGGGAGCAGGCCCTGAAAGACATGGCCAAGGTCATTGACGCTACCAACCGGGAAATCGATGATGCTATAAGCATCGACCTTTCCAAGGAGAAATTCGAAAAGGTGGAGAAAGTCTTTGAATTCCTGGGGAAGATTTTCACTGAGTCTGAATTAGCTGAGCTGGAATACAACATCAACCAGTTTGGAAGGACGGTTTCCAATTTCGGGGGTGTAATAGGCCGCTTTAGCGATGAGGCTGGTGAGGCCACCAGGTTATTTGGCCAGCTAATTACAAATGCAGGTGCCTTTGTCCAGTTTGCTGCTTCTGGCGGGACAGACATCTTCTCCCTAATTAATGGCATTATCGGCATGGGAGATGCCATTGTTGGCTTTGTTCAAGTAATAAGTGGCCAGGCCAGGCGGGAAGCCCAGGAGGCTGCAGAACTTGAGAGGCAGGCATATCAGATTGCAGAGGCTGTCAAGGCTATCAATGCAGGACTCGAAGAGCAGTATTACATCCTGGAAAGGCTCAGTGGAGCAGAATGGATCTCCGGCGCCAAGAAAACCATTAAAGAGATCAATGAGACTATCGCTGATTTTGAGACTCAGATGCGCCGAATCAATATAGAAGTTGAAGGTCCGGAAGTTCGCCACCTACATGAGCTGGATACCGAGGGCTGGGGTGCTGAAGACTTTGAAAAAGCTCTCAAGGACTATGGAGATGTTATGCCTCCGGAAACGAGGGAGCAGCTGGAAGATTTCCTGAATCAAATCAAAGACCTCAAGCGGGAGGCCGAGGACCTTCAAATAGAGATCAAGCTAGAGACTGTAGGCTTTGACCTTGAAACATTGCTGGACGATGTGATGGCTGTTTTCCAGGATATGGAAGATGGAGCTGTTGATTTCGGGCAAACATTTGAAGAGGTGATGATGAAAGCCATCATGAACACCTTCAAAAATACAGTTGTGATGCGGGTGATGCAGGAATTCTATGACCGGCTATTTGAAGCTATGGATTCAGAGCCCACATCCCGTGAGGACAGAGCTGGATCTCTTGGCAATATCACACAGGATGAATTTGCTGAGTTGGAAGAGTTATGGGGGGAAAGAATGGATGCGATCAGAAACCAGTGGGAAACACTCCAGATGTTCTTCGAGAATGTCGGGGTTGACACATCTTCTGATGCTGAGGATCCCAACAGCCTTGCTGGATCTATCCGCAGGAATTTAACAGAAGAGACCGGCTCCCTTCTCGCTGGCCGGATGAATAACATGATGCTGACTATGTATGAGATGGCCGGCTTCCAGGCACAAATGGTGGATCGTTTGGCAGGCATCGAGGCCAACACCAGTTACAACCGGCACCTGGCACAAATGCAGGCCGATTTACGTGAAATCAGAACCCAGTTAAGCGCGTAGATATGGCATACGAGATAGAAGGAAACAGTTTCTACGACTATAACCTGCATGTGTTTTCCAGCATGGGGGCTCTTGATTTTTCCAGAAGGTTGGGTGATATCGATCATGACTGGA